TTGTAGAGCAGATTCACGGTAAGACCTTCCAGCGTCTTATCATGGTTGACAACGGTGAATTCTACGTAGATGGAGAGCTTTACTAAATGACTTATGATCCTATGGCCAATCTCAAGGAATTCCACGATAAGTTTCATCAGTTTGGTATACACCGGAATATGGTTCCTATCGGAGTTTCAGATGTTGACCGCCGTTCTCGTCTGATCACTGAAGAGTTCCTGGAGGTTGATGAAGAATTGTTGTCACTTTCGGTTGATATGGAAATGCATTCTGGAATTTCGGACTATACTCCGGACCACTCCAAGCTGGCAAAGGAACTGGCAGACCTTCTTTATGTGGTCTATGGTACTGCTGAAGAGTTTGGCATTCCCCTGGAAGCTGTATTTGCAGCCGTTCATGAGTCGAATATGTCCAAGGTGTGGGATGATGGTAAGGTGCACTACAATGAGTTTGGTAAGGTAATTAAGCCTCCGACCTACATTGCACCTGACATTAAGGCAGTATTGGATGCCATTAACACCTGAGCATGAAGAGATTTGGCAAGAAGAGACCTGGACTTTTCACAGTGGTAGTCACGTAGGCTACGAACCGCATGCTTACGTAGACTACTGTGTGTTCCAGGACGGCGAGCACTATCCCGGATATCACTGCCCGCATGGGGATGAAGACGATCCAGGATGGACAGTTCAACAGAAGTGACAGTATCCCGGTATCATTAGATATCGGGATATTTGTTTTTAGGAGAAATAATGGCGAGACAAAAAGCAACAAATAGAGTTCCGCCAGTAAGGGCGGGTAGAGGGAGAGCAGGATCTGCTTGGGATCGTATGTTCCTCGGAGACAACCGATATGGAAATGATGAGGATACAGTACCTCGCAGATCGTTCAGCCCTAATAGAGGCTCCTTCGGTGATGCGGAAGCCCTGGCGAGAGAATCCCGTTTGGACACCGATCCCGACATTCTCAATGCCATACAAATGGCGGAGCATGGAAACGATCGTCCTCTCCTTCCTTACCAGCCGACTCCAACCATCAATCCCGGCCGTCCTAGAACTTTGGCAGCCGGTTACGACGATCGCACCCGCACATTGAGAATCAAATTCCGTGAGGGCGAGATATATGAGTACTACCAGGTTCCTCCTTCTGTGTGGTGGCAATTCCAGAGAGCGCAGTCACCTGGTCGCTACATTAACACCAAACTGAATAACTATCCGTATAAAAGAGGTTTAGAAATTTAAATGGGATTATCAAACGAAACCAAAGATATTGGCCGATTCTTCTGGCACCCAATAACGCTGAAGAAAAAGTCTCCGATCTTTCATATGTTCCCTACGCATGAGACCGACTATCCCTACAGATGGTCCAAGAGCCTCATAGCACGTCTCCCATGGTCTTCTAGGGGGATCGTACTGGGATGGTGGAGATCGGCTGACAGAGACGAAGATGACGCCGTTCTGGCGGGTATGAGCGGCAGAGGTATGGACTACAAGGACTACTTGGAAGAGGCAATGGAAATATGAAAAAGCTAAGGTTTTCGCGAATCTCTCAAGTTGTTCCTTCTCTCATGCAAGAGCGTTTGCGGAAGAGATTCCGTTCGGTGCCTATAGACGAACTGATCCGTTGGGTGGACAACACGCATACCGCTTTCGGCCAGAATGTTCAGGAACTAAGAAAAAGCCTGGCACGGGATGATCCGCACCAGGCTGGAATTTATATGGAAGATATACGTAAAGGGGCAACTACTCTCCTAGCCGCTATGGATGCGCTGGAAGAACGCCTCAGTATCGATAAAACTGAATAGCTACACAGTATATGAAATATACGAATAGGGAGGCGAATACTGTATACAGTATCGCCTTTCCTGCGTTCCAGCACTTTGTAACGGTAGGATTGGTGTTGAACCAATGACCGAAACGGGTATTGTCCAGAAACGTTCCTATTATGTAGCCAATAAATCCGGCAGTGAAATTCTTTTGAAAATCGTTCATTATATTGCCTTTGTAGTAGAATGGAAGTACGTGAAACTTATTAGGAGAACAATATGATGATTGATGAAGTTGATTATGCGGATTTGGATGCCGAAGAGAGAGAGGCGTTAGCCAAGACATCCGTAGAACTTGATCCTCTGTCTCAGGCGTTTATCGACGCCTTGGTTGAGAGATTACTGAAGTTTGCGGATGAGTTGTCAGGTCACCCTCTTTACGGATACCAGCGTCCCTTTGCGGCACGTTTTATGGAATCCGTGATTATCAATGATGGTGCCACCATTACCGCCCTATTCGCTCGCCAGAGCGGAAAGACCGAAACAGTAGCCGCATCTGTCGCCACTCTTATGATTATGCTTCCCCGCCTTGCCAAGGTCGAACCGTTCAATGAATGGCTAGACCCCTTCAAGGAAGGTGTGTGGGTAGGAGCGTTCGCCCCTGTTGATGACATGGCCAAGACTTTGTTCTCCCGAATTGTCTCCATGCTTACTTCGGAGCGCGCTCAGGCAATCATGCTTGATCCTGCCATCGATGAAAGGATAAAGGGTCGTGGTGCAGAAATCAAGTTGGAGCGTTGCGGATCTCTAGTACGTAGACAGACTGCCCACCCAAGAGCGAGTATTGAAGGTAAGACTTACCACATTGCTCTGATTGACGAGTCTCAGGTTGCGGACCAGAAGGTTGTGGACAAGTCCATCTCCCCCATGCTTGCGTCCACCAACGGGACTCTGGTAATGACAGGCACTCCTTCTTATGAGAAGGGTGTTTTCTACAGAAATATTCAGCACAACAAGCGTAATGCTCTGAAGCGCGGCGCCAAAATCAATCATTTTGAAGCAGACTACAGAGAAGTCGGAAAGTGGAACAAGCGCTACGAAAAGCGTGTTGCCAAGGATATGCTTACCATGGGTAAGGATTCCGACGAATTCAAGCTTTCTTATCGCCTCATGTGGCTTCTGGAACAGGGAATGTTTACCACCTCAGAACGTCTTGACGAACTGGGGGACAAGACCATGAAGACCATTAAGGCTTATTATGAAACACCTATCATCGTAGGTATCGATCCCGCACGAAAGATTGACAGTACCATTGTTACTGCCACATTCGTAGATTGGAATCGACCGGATGAGTACGGCTACTACAATTGTCGTATCCTTAATTGGTTGGATCTACAGGGTATGGACTGGGAAAGCCAGTATCACCGTATTGTGGAGTTCGTTTCCAACTACAACGTGTGGGCAATCGGAGTTGACTCCGGAGGTATGGGAGACGTGATTATCGACCGTTTACGCGTACTGCTCCCACATGTCACTATAATTGATGTATCTTCCCAGCGCTCGGCTCAGTCTGATCGTTGGAAGTATCTGAGAGAGATGCTGGACCGAGGCAAGATCGGCTGGCCTTCCCATGCCTCTACCAGACAACTGAAGACCTACAGAAACTTCATTCAACAAATGGGCGATCTACAGGTCAAATTCGAAGGGCCGTATATGTTGGCCGAAGCACCTAAAGAAGTGAATGCCCACGATGACTACTGCGATTCCCTTGCTATAGCGTTGAGCATTATTCCCGAGAGCATTCACGAGTCTGTTGAGGTCAGCAACAATCCCTTCTACGATAGACGAAGAAGATAATCGTATATCATTAGACTAAGACCGGTCTTAAACAAAGGAAATATAAAATGGCATTTGGATACACGGAAGGATCTGGTGGCGGATTAGCCCCAGCCCCACGTTACCCTGAGCGTGACAGAGGTGCTGCCAAGTACGAAACAAAGGCGGCTACTAATGGTTCACGTCGTGGTCCTCTTCGTTTCGAAGAAGGTTTGGCCACAGATACTGATGTTCCAAGAGACTTCTCTACTGGAGTCATGAGCGGATACGAGACTGCTCCTGGGCGCCCTAACCACAACAAGGCTGTTTGGGTCAAGACCCCAGCAGAGACAATGCAAGCACGCGCCCACGTGGGTTCCGCTTCCTGGATTGATTCTGCTGACATGCTCGGTGAGTTCATGGGCGGAGTAAATGTCAATGCTAATTCTGCACGCAGATATGAGCAGATGAACAGAAGTGGTGGACGTTACGAGCGTCTTCACGGTGCGGTGGTAACTGACTGATGCAGTCAGAAGATCTATATAACCGCTTTACTTTTCATCCGGTTAAGAATCCGGAACAAGGAGAGCTGTACAGTTCCGTACGAGCCAAGGCTTATGAATTGGCACAGTACCTTGATTCTGTAGCTCCTGACAGCCGTGAATTATCCCTGGCTATTACTGCCTTGGAGGAAGCGGTGTTCTGGACCAATGCAGCTATAGCAAGACATGGAGAAGACTGATGAGTATTCATCTTGAAAATTTTGAAGCAACCCTTGCTTCTTTAAGAGAAAAGGCTGAGGGTGATGCGCTTGAGGTATTGCGCTATGTCGAAGCCGCTTCTCAGCACATGAGAAATTCTCACGTAGAAACACTAGTCAAGGATGCTGTCCATGAATCCTTGAAGAATGCAGTGCTTTCCATTGGAAATCTCATTAACAATACGGCGGCTGCTGTCGCCCAGGAAGCTACGGCCGTGGCTGCTACAACAGAAAAGGTAGTTCGTAAGGCGGCTTCCAGAAAGCAAACCACTAC